CTCTGTGGCTTCAGTCAGTAGTCTTTCAGCTTCAGCGCGATTTCCTATTGCGGCAGTTAGGGCCAAATCTGCTGCTTGGCGCTGCCCGCTTGTGCTTATGGCATTCATAGCCTCATTGGTGGCCTGTTTCTGAGCCTCAGCCTGCGCGAGAATAGCGTCTCTAAACTGCAACGTTGAATAAACTTGAACTGCTGTAGCCGCTATCTGACCAGTAGATATCCCGCTGGTTTGTTCAATTGTCTTACCTAGTTTCTTGAACCCGGCGTCAAGACCATCGACTTCGGCAGTAGCCGATCCGCTGATCTTCGTTATATTCGTAAGCACACCGCCAAACGTAGCTGTTGCGGTAGCCGCAGCAGTAGCTCCAGCGCCTGCACCACCACCGCCTACCGTGGCGGTTATCTTAGGTATGCTGGCCTTGGGCGATAATGCCGCAGTAAGGGCATCACCTACCCGCTTAGCTTCTGCTTCAATGTCCCGTAGAGAATTCCTGGCCCTACTGGACTCGCTAATCATCGTCGAGGCCTTGAAACGCCCAGACACGCCAGACAAAGCTGCGCCTAGTCTGGACGTTTCACCTGACAGCCCAGAGAAAGCGTTTCTGGCAACATTACCCTGTGATTGTACGGTGCTGCCAAGCTGCTTGACGGCTTTCTCGGCGTCTCTACCAGCCCTGATAAGACCGGAGCCGTCAGCCGTAATCTTTACGTCGATTCTCTCGGTCATTATGCTCTCCTAGCCTTGGCCTGCGCCTTCGCCCTGACTTGCCGTTCCGCTTCTTCCATCGCCTCGCGCTTGAACAATGCGCCCCACAGGACAAACTCCGCGCTGGTCATCTTATCTAGTAGTTCCCCGAGGGTGTAGCCAAGCTCACGGCAAAGACGCATGGCTACACGCAACTCGGGGAGGTCTTCTAGTTTCCCGCTGCTTCCTCAACAGCATCGCCAGCCATCTTGTTGACTTCCTGCACCTTCTTGAGCAGGTCAGCCAAGACAGCCTCGGAACCGTCTACTTCCTCAGGCGTAGCCCACACGGGTGCGCCAGATTCGTTTAGAACGCCAACGTAGAGGAGGTGCTGCATCCACTCAGGCTTTAGATTGCCCTCAGCGTCGATACAGTCTACACGCCACTTGATGCGCTCACGAAGGGATAGTTCCTTGATGACGACTTTAACATCTTCGCCCAGTTCGACAACGCTGGTCTTGGGAGCAAGAAGCGCCTTGAGTTTAGCATCCATTGTGTATTACTCCTTGTGAGTATCAATAGGGTTTAGGTACGCGACCATTCGCCGTGAAGCTGTAGAACCATCGAGAAGGCCATAAGCCCGCCAACCTCACCACCGAGTTCGTAAGAAACAATCTTACAACCGTGATCAGTAGAAGGTGTAACAGTTGAGAATCCCGTGTTCTGATAGAAACGAGTAGACGTGCCGTTAAGCGCAAGCTTCCAGTTAACTAGCTCGGCCTGCTCCATCATAAGGTGAACGTTGTGGTCCTGACCTGCTGTCGGGCCGACAGACGTATCATCGAAGAAACCTGATACGGTGATCTGACCGCTGATAATGGTTCCCTGATAATCGTAGTTCAGGTCGGCAAGAACCGTAGAATCGACAAGACCCGTATCAATGCTAAGCGACACGTTCTGTAGATTGCTGAATGAAACCGTGGTTGGACCGGGCCTTACAAGGGTAAGTACACCGACGCCACCTCTTACGAATGCCATATCTGTATCACTCCGTTACTAGGCGATGCCGACTGCTGAGGTCACGTTGAGGGTGCAAGAGAAGGCCATAAGATTCTCGGTAGCTGCGGTGACTTCGTATGAAGCAACACGGCAAGTCCCACTATAAGTACGATTGGTGGTACCCTGATAGACGATGCTCCAGTTAGCGTTTGTATCGGCAGCAATCATCGCCGCGATAACGCTGTCAGGGGTACTGGTCGCAGCATCGTCGTAGAAACCGCTGAAGGTGATAGTCGCACCCTTGAGGTTCTGCTGGTTCTCTTGATAGGTGTCGGAAAGACTGGTGATATCAATGTTCTGCGCTTCGCGGGACATTGAGAATGAATTGATAAACTCAGTCAAAGGCACAGCGTTAAGGGTGAACGTTGCCTTTGAGCCTCTGATAAATGCCATTGGGAAACCTCCTCGGGTTTAACTATACGGGCCTACAGCCTGACATACGAAACTGCGGCCACGTTAGCACCGGAGGCCGATACAACGAAAGCCCGCACATACTGGTTGATTGTTCCAGAAACAAACACCGATTGCCCCCTGACTACCGTGGAAGTAGTTGAGAACGTACACAGGGTAGTGAACCCTGCTCCTGATGAAGTGGAATGCTCCACCCTGATTGAAGTGGAGGTTGCGGCAGTTGTCAGGTGAAGATTGAAGATAGCGCCGTTAGTGCTAGCCGCACCGTTGTTATGTTCGGTACCGAAGATACCCGATACTGTAGGTACGGGTACCGATGCCGTGGCTGCCGCCAGTAGAACACCGCGAACACCAAAGCCACCAGTTTCACCCGCAGAAGGGACGCCAGCAGAAACGTTGCGGGACTCACCGACCACGAAAGTTGCAGCGATAGGCATGAGTGACCCGACTTCAGGGGCAATCTCATACGATCCGCTAAGCAGCGTACCGACGAAACAGTTATTACCTGCGGTGTAACCCTTGTAGGCGATGGTGATGGGCGAATAACCAAACGTAGTATCGAAGGTCGTAGATTCTGTATCTAGCACGCGAGCAAGAATCTGCTCCGAACCGCTGGCGCTATCAACATCAGCGAATCCAGAACAAGTGATGCTAGCCGTCATAGGACCACCCTGCTGATAGTCACGGTCCAGATCACCAAACACAGTAGACTCGGCAAGCGCAGTATCAACGCTAACGCTGGCGTTATTAAGAAACGAGGTGAGGTCAAACCCACCTACAAGAACCTTGGCAGCACCGCCACGAATAAAGGCCATTAATTATTCCCCCTCTGATTCGGCAGGCTCATCTACAAGAACCGGAATATCAACAACTTCTGAATCGATTGTGGCATCGACTACAGGAGGAGCATCAGAAGCTTCTACAACTTCCCCGCTCTCAATCGCCCATTGGAAGTGCTTGACAAGCTCATCAGGAATCGCCTCACCAGCAAGGCCGAACTGATCCCCGTAGGACCAACCTGCGATAGCGACCCACTTCTTCTTACGAGCCATTAGCCTACCACCTCCACGGTGAACTCGACTCCCAAGTAGTCGATGCCATTATGAGTATAAACGCCCATACCTTGGGCGCTCAATACACGAAGTACGTTATAGTCAGCCCCAGGGTTTGCAGTTTCAAGAACTTCCTTGACGCTATCACTACCACTAGATGCTAAATAAATATCTAAACGGCGTTGTGCCGCTGCGTCTGTAGCTTTACCTACAAGAAGCCTGATTGGGAAAGTTGCAGTATCAGCATGCCGCATTAATACAGTGTCGTATGCCACGCTTGTAGGCATTCCTACAATAGCTGCTGGTGGACTTAGGCTATCAGGTAATACGTCGTAACAACGTAGACCAGATATCGTATCCAGCGCAGTCTTCAGCGCGGTTCTGACTGTTCCAATAACCATTAGCTAAGTCCTGCTTCGCGCTTGATATCGGCGACAATACTCTTAGTGTCGGCTACGATACGAGGCTCTAGGCGCTGAAGTGATCCACGTAGAAATCTCTTAGGCAACAAACCACCGCGCTTCATGATTGCCTTAGCTACCGCGATAGCGAATCCAGTAACCTGTGCCGGATTACCACCCGTCTTGTTCTTAGCCCAACCAAGCAAAGCCTTGTAGGACAATACGTGACGCTTGCGACCCCAGCTAGGGTGATCGTGAACAAGACCTGTACCAAACTCCATATAAGGCGCGTAGAACAGGTTGGTGCCTACAGATGACTCGACATAAGCCGTAGCAGGGTCTTGGTTGACCTGAGCGTTGATAGATGCCCGTAGATTACCTTGATTAATCGGAGCCAAGGTTCTAGCACCACCAGCCACAGCCTCGCCAGATGTTATGACATACCTACTCAGAACATTGAAGGTAGGGCGTTGAAGCCTAAGCTTATCCGCCAGCCCTTCAAGGCCCTGTGCCTTTAGATCGAAGTTATCCATTATACTAGGTTGATCAATCCAATCTTGCGATAAGGGGCAAGCAGGTTCTGGATATCTGGATCAACGGCGCTAATAGCAATCTGCGTGCCTACCTCGCCACCACCTGTAACACCGAAGGGCGAATCCTTGCGGCGGAATAGACGTGACGTTAGCAGCAGGCAAGACTCGTTTACATTGTCAGGGACACTAGGCCAGCCCCACGTCCCGGTAATCTTGATAAGGTCAAGGCCCATATCGAACTCGTTGCTTGCCAAGGGCTTCATACGAAGTTCGGTGTAGGGAAATCCTAGGACTGTAGCGTTTAGTGGTGCCAGTTCCGTGTCGCTTACGGTAACAGTAGTAGACCACGTTCTAGTAAGATTTCTGTCGGTAGAAACGGCGCTTATAGAAACACAATCGTCGATGAATACAAGAACACGGCTGGCTGCGGAGTAGTACCGTTCTTGTCCGACGTTCTGGAAGAATTGCCTGTTACAGAACTTGTCAATCTGTCTACTGGCAGCTTCAACGATATTCTCGATAATGCTATCATCGCCAGTATCAGCAACAGGGATACCAAGTCTTGCTTTAGCTTCTGCAAGCGTGCAATACCCGTTGGTGATAGCCATTAGGATTAATCCTCTAAGACACGACGCTTGCGGAGGGGCTTGTTGTCAACTAGAGCAGCCTGACTGACTGCAATATCATCAGCAGATTCTTGTACTTTGACAACAACAAATGAACCTTCGCTATCAGCAAGAAGAATTGCCTCAAGCTTCGGGTCTTCGATAACGTCTCCAACGACGAAGGTGCCGTTGGACGAACTGTACTTGCTAACGCACTTAAGCATTGTGTTTATCAATCCTCTTATTAACTAAGGGGTAGAGGCGGTTTACAAGGCCAACCTCTACCCCCGTCATTGTTATTTAGACCTGCTGGCAGTCAAGAAGAACATACACAACAACGGCGAGGTCTGCTGAAGTAGCATCCCAACCAGCGTTGGTAGTAATCTCGACACCCAACTTAGCGCCAGATACGAAACGGATTGATCCCTGAGGAATAACCGCGCTTGCTGCTGATGCTGTAGTGATAGTCTGCGTGCTTGCGGCCTGTTCAGTACCATCTAGGGTAACACCGACAGTCAACTGACCAGCGGAAGCCGCCGAAGATAGGTTAACGCTGAGACCGACAACCGAGCCAGCCCAAGGCATCGATAGCCCATCAATCAGGAGGGCCGCTGCGGAAGCGACCTCCTGAATGTTGAGTTGGACATCGGTTTGAGAGGCTGCAACGTTATCCTGAACAAACAGGAGTGGGACAATCTGACCCCTAGCGGCAATCTGTTCAAACTGAGCCATTGTAGTTATCCTCCGTTCTTACAGGGTGATGTTGTAGAGGACGGAAGCGCACTCAATGCTGCTGGCAGCACCGGAAGGAGCGTAACGACCAAGACCCAGGCGGAAGCCAGCGACTAGGCGAGACTGCTGCATACCGGGCATACGCTCAAGCTCGATGCTCAAGCCACCCTTAAGGCCAACCTTGAAGCCGTTACGGTTGAACGCGACAAGCTGACCCTTGGTGTTGTTGGCTGCGGTGGCAGAAATCTTACCATCGGCTTCGGTGAGACCCATAGCCATGGTGCTGATAACTGGTGAGCCAAGGATGTTACCGATCTGACCGTTAAGGACACCAGCCTGAGGACCGAACTTATCAACGGTAACAACCTGATCAAGCTGAGCAATAGCGTCAGCAGTCTGAGGGTCGCACACATAGATAAGGTCTTGGCTACGAACAGGATGACCCCAGTCGATAAGGTAGGTGCTATCGACCATCTTGCCCTTAAGTGAGGAAAGCTGAGCCAGCGTTAGTGCGCCAGAAGCGTTAACAGCGTTATTGGTGTTATCTACAAGGCCGACGTGACGGATACCGTCGAAGGCCAAGAAGAACTTGGTATCGGCAGGATCAGCATCGTCGCTGTTAATGTTGCCAGTTGCAGCGTTAGTGGTATCGCCGTTGAGGATTACGCTGTCGGAATAGAAAGCGAGGGCAGCGGCGAGTTCTGCACGAAGGAAGGGCAGGAAGGGGATGATAGCATCCTCTTCAAGCTCATACGTCCAGATTTGGTTGATAAGCATCTTCTTGGCGGTAACGAGGACGCGATTGCTGCCTGCACGACCCGTGCCAGCAACGAAGCTGTTCTCGGTGGTGTTCTCTGAGAAGAGGATAGGCTCGGGAAGGTCAGCGACGACGGGCAGGTAAGCCTGAGGTGCGTTCATCTGGAAGGTGTCGAGCAGACCGAATACACGGGAATCCTGGCGAGCAGCATCCCATAGTTCGCTTACATACTGGACTCCGATTAGCTCCTGACCGAAACCAGCAGCAGATTCGTTTGAGGTAGCCTTGCGATAGGGAGCGAAGTCGCCCTTGACGTTCCAGATAAAGTTCTTGGAAACGTGATTGTAGGCCTGCTCAAGTTCCTCGGAAGGACCGCGCTTGCCCATGCTCTGACCAGCCTTCATGATCTGATGAAGAAGCTGGATATCGCCGGAGGTAAGGCCAGCGAACTTGGAGTTATGCGTGTTAGCGTCGCCAGCGAACTTGATCTTGCGACCAATGTCACCGGACTTGATGATGGACTCAACTTCAGCCAACTTAGCGTCAGTATTATCCATATGGGCGTTTACCTTGGCGGCAAGCTCGCCCATGAGCTTATCGATGTTATCGCTCATTAATTAACTCTCCTGTCAAATGCGGCGAGCAAGCCGCGAATACCCTCTACCAGCTTAGTGTTGGTATTGGGAGCCTGTACACCCTTGGGGGCAACTTTCTCTTCTTCCATATCATCGTAATCATATGGCTTCTGAGAGTCTTCCACCTCTTCATCTTCGCCTTCATAGTAGGCGACGATATCTTCCGTCTTCGCAACGGCTTCTAGTAGCGCATCACGAAGTTCCATAAGCAAGCCAACGTTCTTGCGGCCCATAGGCTTCTTCGGCTTGTCGCCGATCATGCCCTGTTCTTCTTCTGGTTTGTCCATAGGTTGCTCCTCGTAACCTTTAGCAAGTTCTGCGACTGATTCAGGAAGTTCCAGATCAGCCTTGTCATAATAAGCCTTTACGACACGAGCCATCTTGCGACGGTCATCTGGGCTTAGTTTACCGCCACCCTGGCCACCAGCAAGAATGTTAGCAATAATCTGGACAGGACGGATATGCGCGTAAAGACGCCCATCGATAACATCGGCATATGGGTAGCCATAACCGCCGAAGTCCTCTTCTAGGCCCTCACGGACAAGCATAAAGGCGCGTGCATACTTAGACCAATCAATA